TTTAATAGCAGAGCACAAATTATGGGCTACAATATTGCTGCTAGCGCCGCAATTGCTATTGTTCAAGTCAGAAAGACTGATGGCAGCGGTACTGTCATTTTAAGATTTGAAGTTCCAGCAAATGAGAGCCGTGAAGTTGTTTGGCCTTACGGTGTATCTGTGGATGATGATGTTTATGTAGAAATTGTCTCTGGATCACCAGATCATGTGGCTATTTTTGTAGAGTGATGTTATAATCAAAAGGGTGATTTAAATGGGAGTAGTTATAACTGATGATCCGAGTTGGGAGACTTATAACACACATTGTTATCAAGGTTCAACTTGGCGTAGAACTTTTACATGGACTGACGCTAACGGTAACCCCGTCGATTTGACGGGAGCTACTGCTGCGCTTAAAGTCAGAAAGGTTCATCCAGCAACGTTTTTGACAGCGGCTAGTGTGGAGTCAGCAGTTATTTCTGTCACCAGCGGGGCTGGGGATATTCTATTTGATGCGTCTAATGGCGTTGTTCAGGTAACAATTTCGGCATCGACTACTGCCGCAATTGATCCTGGTATATACAACTATGATTTGGAGATTTATTTAGGGTCGGATACCTATAAGATTGTAGTTGGAAGATTTGAGATAAAAGCGGAGGCGACTGTTTAATGGGTGTGTTTATTGAGGATTATTTTCATCAGGTAACTGTTTCTGATGGATATTTTGAAAATAGGACTGTGAGTATAGGATTTCAGGGGCCACAGGGCATCCCTGGTCCCAATATGCCACGAATTGCTTCATTGAAGGTTTCTGGTCACTCATATACAAACCCAGGTGCAGATGTTTTTGACGGTTCCCCTGTAGAAAGATCAACACTTACTCCTGGCGAGGAAGATTTTACTCTTGATTATTTCGGCAGAAAGATCATGGAGGCTTTCGGTGTTCAGCGAGGCGGGTATAGGAATATTGGTGTCCCAGGTAATACGGCTAGAGATGGTTACTGGTACACATTGCAGTATGAGAATCCTCAAAGGGATCATCCTTATGCTCCCGATACTAGCGTAGCTCTTGTTATTTTTGGTGGTAACGATATCACTCAGGGCACATCTACGGCTATGCTTAATTCCTTCCGTGAAGGAATGAAGTCGATGATTGCCCGCTATGCTGCCGCAAAGGTTTTTGAGCATGACAATATTGATGCCGATGGACAATTTGTTCTATCAAATGACGGTGACTGGAAAGAGATTCTTTATGTAGATACTATTGGGACCTTGAGTCCAGATTATCATGGTTCTGGTACTGGTTATTGGTCTACGAATATTACGGGAGCTTATCTTGAGTTTGATACTCCATCAGATTTTGATACCGGGTATATTCACATCGGTTTCGTTTCTGGTGTCCAAGGCGGGAGTTGTGATATCTATGTTGATGGCGTTTATGTTCAATCACACACAACTTCGGGGCTGAATCCAGTTTCTAGCTCTTCAACTTGGAGAACGCACACTATTGCCAGAGTCCCTGTAGATGACGGAAATCACACAATTAGAGTTACATGCACAGGAACAACTTCTACTGGATATCTTAACGTAAACTATTGGCAGATCGAAGCTATTGAAAAGCCGATCATTATTGTTCCAGATATGATTCAGCCTTCTAATCCTCAATCTTTGTGGGCTGTAATGCAGGACCCTGCAAATACCAGTCTTTATAACGATGAGATTACGGCTGCGGTAGAGTATTTTGATGATCCCAATATTTTCATCTCAGATTCTAATACTGCTACTGACGGAGATTATAATACTTGGTATACAAATAAGAATGAGCAATATTTCGTTGGTGATGGACTTCACTTCAATGCTGTTGGCGCTAATAGATTTGTAAACTCTATCTATAAAGCTGCCACAGATTTCCTTGCAAGAAACAACAATGGTAACGGATATAGCTTCCTTTATAATTGGCAGTATGAACGTGACCCTGTTTATAGCAATACGAACAGGGCTAGTAGACTTTATACGGGTTCTGGCACACCGTTCACAATTGATCATTTCCAGAGGGACCCAAGCAAAGAGACTTTGGGCGGGGATTATATTTATTACAATGGTAAGTTCGGTATTACTGGCGAGAAAGATAAGGGTCTTTCTATGTCGTCAGAGTATTCAAGACGTGGAAGCCAGGCGAAGCTTTTCCATTACATGCCGAACACCCCAACCTTTGTAGATACTTTTGATCGAGTTAACTCTACTTCAACTTTGGGTGGCTCTTGGACAGCCCATGTTGGAACGTGGGGGATCAAGAATAGAAGGGCTTATGTAGCTACAGATTCGGGAACCAACCTTGCTACTGTAAATACTGGTTCAGCTAACTTCTACGCCAGAATTAAGATTGTTGATGGAGCCGTAAATGATGGAATGGTCATTAAATATGTAGATTCAAATAACTATATGATGGTTATTCAAACACTTTTGGGTCTTTATTGTTATGAAAGAATTGGTGGCGTTGATACAAACCTTGGAGCAATTTCCGGAGTTTCGGGATATGATTTTGCTGTTGAGGTTAACGGATCAACACTCTATGTTTATGATCCTGAAACGAAGTCTACCTCCACCTTCACTGTCAATGCAGCATTGTTGGCTTCGACAAGAGCGGGTATGCGAAGCAATGTTTCTACGTCATATTTTGATATCTTTGAATACGGTCCTTATGAAGCTTTGAGGAATACGCAAACTTATGCTATTGCCGCTATAGATACTGGATTTAGTGATGGCTGTGTTGCGATGGGATTCTCTGACGATGGAACTGATGACGGTCAGGGTCTAGTATTTAGAGTTCAAGATTACCGAAATTATTATATATATCTGTTAGCACCAACTTTGGGTGTTGGAGCATTCTACAAGATGGTTAATGGAACAGCGACCCTGCTCGGTTCGGGAGCGCTTTTTGGCGGGGCAAGAAATACCCTGTTTAGAGTTGAGTTTAGCGGTCCAACATTATCTGTATATTCTGGCGATACACTTATTGAGTCTGTAACTGATTCTACTTTCTTGACAGGAACAGTTCACGGGTTCCAGCTTCCAGCGTCATCGTTTGATGAATTTGATGGGTATGTTGAAAGCTTCGGTTGGGGGCAAACATATTTTGAACCAAATAATAACGATATGTATATTGATACTGATACCGGGGTTATTTACGGTCCTTATGATTATGAGAATTCCACATGGGGTACTGGTAATGGTGTTATCGGTTCTGGCGCCTTTGTTTCACTAATTGGTGACCATATGAGTGACGGAACTAATGATGCATATTTGACCATCGGTGTTGATCATCCAGAATACTATTTTGTTAATGGAAATAGACTTCTTATCAACAATCCGTACCAAACATATTCCGATGCCGCTGCTGTTATTGCTGGTAATGAGAGTTACAGAAACTTGGTGCTTTCTGGTCCGCTAGGTAAGTCACCTTATTTCTTTGAAATTGATAATCAACACAAGTCTCCGTTATTTGCCGTCAAAGGTAATGGTGTTGTTATGGCGAAGAACTTTGAGGAATTTGTTGTTACCGATACTAGCTCTGGAACTTCTCATACAGTAAATGTCACTGACGGTTCTGTTCATGACGTTACTCTTGATGATAACGTTGTATTCTCATTTGCTGGGGCAAATATTGGTAGGTCGTCATCGTTTACGCTTATTGTGAGACAAGATGGTGGCGGCGGAAATACTATTACATGGCCTGGTACTGTTTTGTGGCCCGGTGGTGGCACAACTCCTACGGCGTCAACAACTGGCGGGGCTGTTGATGTGTATGTGTTCTTTACGAATGATGGAGGGGCGAATTGGTACGGCTTCCAGTCGGGGGCTGATATGCAATGAGGCTATCAAAATCTTTGATGACAACTGGCAAGTTGCAGGATATGTATACTGCGATAATGTTTTCGTCAACAAACGCTTTGGGAACAACTACGTCGTATTGGCCTCCTGGCGGTGGTGGTAATGCGTGGGTTACTGGCTCATCAACTTCTGCTAATTCGGTTATGCCATGTGCCGGAACTCTTTCTAATCTTTATATGAATCTTGGAACTGCGCCTGGTGTTGGAACTTCAAGAATTTTCAAGATTTTAAAAAATGGGTCTGCTACTGGTATTCAGGTTACAATTTCTGGTGCAAATACTACTGGTAGCGATACTGTTAATTTTGCAACATATGTTGCTGGTGATGTTATTTCTTTAGAGTGTTCTGTTTCCGGTGTTCCTGCGTCTACAACAATTCTGAATGGCGGGGTCTTGTCTCAGAATGATCCCTTTACTGGTTTCCTTTTGGGAACCACAAATGCTGCCGCTACAAACTCTGCGACAACATATCAACCTATTCAGGGGACAAATAATACCGCCGCTTCTGCTGCTGCATCCGTTACGCAATATATTCCAACGTCGGGATCGCTCAGCAATTTTTATGTCTATTTGAACGGTTCGCCTGGTACTGGAAAGTCATATACTTGTACTTTGTATAAGAACGGTGTGGCTACGTCTGCTGCTATTACGATTTCTGATTCGGCCACAACGGGATCGTATACGTCTAGCTCAGTTTCGGTTTCTGAGGGTGATTATTTGTATTGGGAGGTTGTTCCTTCGGGAACGCCAACGGCAAGAAAGATATATCTTTCTTCGAAATGGACGCCAACTGTAAATAACGAATCTATTTATTTGTTTGGTAATGATGTAACTATGTCTGCTGTTAACCCATCATATATGTTCGCTAAGGGTTCTTGGAACTCTTATTCGATTACTGAAACTAACAGACAGGGAATTTTGCCGGGGGATTTCAGATTGAAGAAGCTTTATGTCAAGCAATCTTCCGCTAACGGTGCTTCTAAAGATAGGGTTTATGCTATGAGGATTAATGAGGCATCTAATGGTCCGTCGGTTACGATTTCTGGTGCTTCTGATACGTCTGGTTCTAATTCGACAACTTATGATGCTTCTGCTGGAAATAGGATTACTATGCGTATGACACCTAATAGTTCACCTACCGTAAACTATATGTCTATGGGTCTGGTTATGGCTTATTTGGTATGAGATTGCTTAAAAATACATGATGTGTTAATATTTTAGTTTGGGAGTAACAATATGGATTTTTCAATTACGTTTCCACTACAAAAAATAAATAAACAGCAAAGAATTGTTACGGGGATTGCTACCGCAAACAATGTCGATTTGGAAGGCGATCTTATTGATTTTGATGCCTCCGTTAGAGCCTTTTCTAATTGGATTGGTAATATTAGGGAAATGCATCACCCAAAGGCTGTTGGTAAGTTGGTGGATTGGCGACCAACGAAGGTTATGCATATGGGAAAGATGTATGACGCTATCGAGGTCGATGTTTATATTTCCAAGGGGGCTGAGGATACTTGGCAAAAGATTCTCGATGGAACCCTTAGGGGCTTTTCTATTGGTGGTAGAGCGTTAGAGAAACAAAATGTTTTTGATCCAGAAATTGGAACACATGTTACAAAGGTAACTGAGTATATGCTCGGAGAGTTATCTGTTGTAGATAATCCCTGCAACCCGGCAGGGCTTTTTATGCTTATAAAGAAGGCACCGGATGGATCACTTGTTTCAGCCTATGATGATGGCGAGGATAAGGGTGTTTTCTATTGTTCTGATCATCAGTATGCGACTATTGACTCAAGTGTTTGTCCTAGTTGTGCTACTGAAATGAAAAAGATAGGTGTAGTCAAAGAATTTGATGCCGAAGTCATTAACAAGATGATTGAGGGATATGATTTAGAATTGAAGGGAGGAACATCAAATACTATGGACTTGCAAGAAAAAAATAAAGATGGTAATGTATCAACTATGGACGTTGAATTAACAGAAGAGCAGCAACAAGGAATTCTTGCCAAATTGGGCAAGGCTTTATTTTCTAAGTCAGAAGAACAAACTGTTTCTGATGTTGTTGTGCCAAATATTACAATTAACATCGAAAAGAGCGTAATTGCTGACGATGTTGCTGAGGAAGATTCAACTGAGGAAGATGTTGTTGAGAAGTCTGCTGACTTTGATACCGATGAAACTATTGAGGATTCCGATAAGGAGGAAGAAATGGATTTAGAAAAGGTCCTTGAAGGTGTAGGTGCTCTCCTTGATGAAAAACTGACCAAGGTTAAGGAAGAAATTTCTGCCGAGGTTGATGAGAAGATTTCAGATATCTCAAAGTCAGTTGATGATTTCAAGGAGCAAACTGAGGCCGAAATTTCAAGCACTAAAGATGAGCTTGAAAAAGTTGCTAATACTGGCGCTGAAAAGAAGTCAGTAGATGTTGACGAAATTGATGAAGAGGATGGCACTCTAGAGAAGAGTGCTCCTAAGGAAAGTTTTTGGGGTGGAATTTTTGTCCCACAAGAGTTTATTGAAGTATTAGGTTACGAAAGCTGAGTTGGAGGGAGGATTAAATGAGTTCAAGAGAATTACTAGAAAAGGTAGTTAATACTACACAAATTGGCGCTGATGGTGGCGGTATTCTTAACGCTAAGCAAGCAAACAAGTTCCTAGATTACCTCTTTGATCAGTCAGTTTTGATGAAAACTGCTCGCATCGTTCGTATGAATGAGCCAACAGTTGACATTGATAAGATTGACCTTGGAAACCGCATTATGCGTAAGGCTTCTGAGGGTGTTGACGATGGTGTCAACGCTGATCCTACATTCAGTAAGATTTCAATGACGACTGTAAAGCTTCGTCTAGATTGGGAACTTACTACAGAGGGTCTAGAGGATAACATTGCTGGCGATTCGTTGGAGGATCACGTTGCTAGCCTTATGGCTCGTCAAACCGCAAATGATCTAGAGGATTTGTATATTCACGGTAATACTGCAAGTTCTGATCCACTTTTGAAAGCCCTTGATGGTTGGAGAAAGAATGCGAGAGCTAATGCTGTTGTCTATGATGCTGCTGGTGCGAACCTAACACGTTCAACCTTCGATGCTGCACTAAGAGAACTTCCTAACAAGTATCTACAACGTAGAAGCTCACTTGTTTGGACTACTTCTAGCTCATTGCTGCAAGATTACTTGTGGAGCTTGACATTGGCAAATGCTGCTACTGGTGCTCCTTCACCCGGCTCCATGCTTGGTGATAGCATTGTTAACGCAGGTGTCGGTGGTGCCCAAGGTGGCGGTGCTGGAACCTCTGCGGTTGCAGGTGTTCGTCCGTTTGGTATTTCGCTAATGGAGGTCCCTCTATATGAGGAAACCGAAGCTGGTGATTATTCGGGCGCTTCTGGAAGTCACGGTGTTGTGGAGCTAACTTATCCACAAAACAGAATTATCGGTATCCAAAGAGATATCGTAGTTTACCGTGAGTTCAAGCCAAAGAAAGATGCTATTGAGTACACTCAATACATTAGAGTAGCAAATCAAATTGAGAATGCTGCGGCTTATGTCCACGTTAAGAATGTCAAGGTACGTTCATAATAGATCGTATAATTGATTTAACAAAAACCCCGCCCACTTGGCGGGGTTTTTGTGTTATAATGTTTTTATGGACGCAGCAGAGATTATTTCGAAAAATGAAAAGGTTTGTGTTTTTATGGAGCACGGTATCAGTTATGCCGACGCTTCTGGTTTGAAGTTCACAAGAGAGAATCCTTTTCAAATTATGTTCTATATAGATGCTCAAAGACTTATTTCTAACAATCATAATAGGTTCAGGATCGCTTCGAAAGAAGAGGTTGAAAGCTTTTATAGATTGGACCGCAAATAAATAAGATGATATAATTTGGCAGGAGGATTAATATGTCTGTTAAATTACCAATAGATAAAGATTTGTCGTTGAAAATTGGTGACAGCTTTCACTTTTCTTTTACTATTTCTGATTCAAGTGGCTATACTATTACGGCCAGAGATTTGACTGGATATACGGGTGTTGGGCAGATCAGATTGAAGTCTGATCCTACTAGCGCCCTTATTGCCGATATGACTTTTTCGTCAGATGCACAAGATTTGCTTGACGGAAAGATAGTTATGACTATAGATGCCGCAACTTCCGCTACGTTGGAGGCGGGAACATATTTTTATGATATTTATATAGATAATGGGGCTGGGATCGTTAGGACATATTTTTCTGGAAAATTTGTTATTTCGGTAAGGACTAGTGCTTAATGTCTGAGGAAATTATTAATGTAGTTCACGAAGATGAGAACATTCAAATCGTCATTGACTCCGAAGATGTTGAGGTTGTCAATGAGGGACCGCCTGGCGCCCAGGGTCCCTCCGGAATGGCTACAGTTGGTATGTCAAATCTCGGAAACACTTCCGGAACTACGGGGGCTATTTCTGGTAGCAATTTGAAGTTCTTGCTTGCTGGCGGGGATAATATTACCCTGTCTCAAAGCATTAATGGTCAAAATGCTACGATTACGATTGTTGGAAACTCTGCAACATTCTCTCAGTCTGTTCAGACTCAGGGAAGTGTTCTGGTCCAAAATTCAAGTGGCCCTATTTCTTTCGCTAATGGTAACGGTATAACTTTTGGTGGTAGCAATAGTACAATTACTGCTTCACATAACGGTATTACATCTCAGTCTATTCAGACACAGAATCTTGTTTCGATTAATGGTTCTACTGGAAATGTTTCATTTTCTAATTCGAATAATGTAACTTTTGGCGGGAATAATTCTGTTATAACTGCTAGTGCTTCGTTTGAT